TTTGTATTCTTGAACAAGCCAAGCATTAGCATAAGCTGATGGGTAAACATCAAACTTACGCATAGCTGCTCTTTTTACTCTTTCATAGAGTTCTTCATCAACAGGAACATTCACCACGTTTTTTACCTCCTTTTTTCTTTT